GGCGATGACAGAAGAACAATTTAATAAATGGAAAGAATGGTATTTAGCGCCAACAATTGATTATCGCAAAGTTTATGGCAATCCTTTTGTTTGGACAGAACAAGAACGTCAGTTAATGGTTATGTTAAAAATAAAAAATAATAACGGTGGCAATAATGGAACTTGAAAATTTAAACGATTCGCGGGTTGAGAAAGCATTGATATTCTTAAGCAGGACAGACCAAGAGCATGCAGAGTTATCAGGCGAGGTTAAACGGTGCGAGGAAGCCATTAAACAGGCTAAGGCGCATTCATTTTTACTTGCTAGTGGTACGGTAGCTGAAAGAGATGCGCAAGCCATAGACAGCCCAAGTTATGAAAGCGCAGTTGCTGAATGGGTTGAGAATTACAAGCAGTTTAAAATTTTGGATAACAAACGTCAGCACGAAATACGCATAACGGAAATTTGGCAAACACTATCCGCTAACCGAAGAAAGGGTTCATTATGAGACCAACACATTTAGACAACCGTTTATTAGACTTTTTACGTCGTGAATTAAATTTAATTAGTGATAGCGAAATAGCTGAATTGCTAGAATTTGGGTATCCTACTATTAGCAAAATTAGAAATGGTGCGTCTGTTTCAGACACAGTTATTTTAAGAATTCACGAGCGCACAGATATTCCTGTTTATGTAATACGAGAGCAAATTGAATAAATTCGAAGATATGGAACCGGCAAGAGATAATGTAACTTGCGAACGGTATTGCAGCAATTGCGGGTTGACTAAGAAAACGGCTAATGGTTATTGGAAGATTGCACCAAATGGCAAAAATAGGCGTTGGCTGTGCGCACCATGTAGCACAAAGCGATTAAATGTCAAAAAATAGCAAGCATTACGGCAAAGTTGCTGATTTAGGCTGCATTTTGTGCAAGAAGCTAGGATATGGGGAAGGAACGCCTTGTGAAATTCATCATATTCGCCGCGCTGGTCGTCGTGATGATGCCCCTGTTATTGGTCTGTGCGCTGCACACCATCGTTTTAACTTGGGTTTGCATGGAATGGGGCGCAAAGCGTTTGAAAGGCATTACCAAACGACAGAGGAAGAACTTTTAGCATGGACAGGGGAACTACTTGGTAATCTTTGACCTGCCATTACCGCCTAGCATGAACAGTTACTGGCGTAATTTCAGGGGCAGAACAATATTGTCCAAAGCTGGCAGACAGTTCAAAGCCGATGTATCTGAGGCAATTATTGCTCAGAATGTGCCAAAGCTGGGCTTACAACGCATCAAGGTGCGCATTCATTTATTCCCGAAGGATAGACGCAAGATAGACCTAGATAACCGCCTCAAAGCTTGTTTAGACGCTATGCAAGATGCGGGGGTATATGATGACGATGAGCAAATTGACTATTTGACTATTCAACGTGCTGCTATAAAATCAGGAGGCGGCGTAACAGTAACGATTGAAGTTATTGACACACCGTTAACTTAAGTTAATAATCGTAGTAATTTCTTTGCAAAGAAAAGGGAAAATATCATGGGTAAGATGGACGGTAACAAAGGCGTTAAGAGCATGACAGGCGCAACTGCGCCAAAGGGTGCTGATATGGCTGACTCGACAGGTGAGCGTCGTGGCAAGATTGTTGGCGGCGTTGCTATGGGCAAAGAAGATATGACTGGCATGGACAAAGAGTTCAACACCGGCAAAACTGCTGGCGTTTGCTATTCGCATAGTCGTAATTCATACGGTCAATGATCCGACTGTTACAAGACAGGGTGCTGGTTAAACCCAGCATCCGACAACTTTCCGAAGTCCTGATTGTTAAAAATCGGGAATCTTTCAACATGGGTACGGTGGTAAGCGTTGGCCCTGGCAAACGTGATAAGCGTGGTAACGTAAAACCATTAGATGCCAAAGTCGGCGATGAAATACGTTACGGCAACGGTGATTATCTGAAATGGCCTACAGTCAAGCTGAAGGGCGAGGAATACCAGATCATTCAAGAAGCTGACATTTGCTGGATAGAAAGGGAACAAGATGCCGCCTAAACACGATAAGCCTATTCCACATAAGACTACCGGCAAAGGTAAAACTTACAACCCGACTGAAAAAGGTGCGGGTATGACCGCTAAAGGTCGTGCTGAATACAACGCAAAGAACAATTCAAACCTTAAGCCACCGGCTCCGCATCCAAAAACTGACGCAGACAAGGGCAGGAAAGCCAGTTTCTGCGCAAGGATGGAAGGCGTAGTCAAGAAAGCTAAAGGTCCCGCAGAACGTGCAAAGGCTAGTTTAAAAAACTGGAATTGTTAATAAGGAAATTATTATGCCGCTCAAACATGGTAAGTCAGAGAAAGCATTTAAGGAAAATATTAAGACTGAAGTCAAAGCAGGTAAGCCAGTAAAACAAGCTGTAGCTATTGCCTATTCGGTAAAACGTGAAGCGCAAAAGCCAAAGAAAAAGTAATGCAAATTATTGAGCGCAAGATCGAGGATTTAATTCCTTACGTCAACAACAGTCGCACACATTCAGATGCGCAAGTCGCTCAAATAGCTGCCAGCATTAAAGAATTTGGCTGGACTAATCCAATATTGGTCGATGGTGACAAAGGCATCATAGCGGGTCATGGGCGGCTTTTAGCGGCTAGAAAGCTTGGGCATATACAAGTACCGACAATCGAGCTAAAACACCTCACAGCAGCCCAACGCAAGGCTTACGTTATTGCTGACAATCAGTTGGCTTTAAATGCTGGTTGGGATACAACGCTGCTGACATTAGAACTACAAGAATTGCAGAAGTTAGATTTTGACCTTGAGTTGCTGGGTTTTGACCCGAAAGAGCTAGACAAGTTATTGGAGCCGGAGCAGGTCGTAGGATTAACTGATGAGGATGCGGTTCCCGACGCACCGGACGAACCAAAAACCCGCTTGGGGGATATCTATCAGCTTGGCGGCCATCGGTTGATGTGTGGGGACTCGTGCAGTGTTACCGACATGGAGAAACTGTGCGGCGGCCAGCTGGTGGATATGTGGCTAACCGACCCGCCGTATAACGTGGCGTATGAAGGGAAAACGAAAGACGCCCTAAAAATACAAAACGACAGTATGGGCGACGATCAGTTTAGGCAATTCTTACGCGATGCTTATGTAACGGCTGACACGGTAATGAAGCCAGGGGCGGTCTTTTATATTTGGCATGCCGATTCCGAAGGGTACAATTTCCGTGGGGCAGCGCAAGACGCAGGGTGGAAGATACGGCAATGCTTGATTTGGAAAAAATCGACAATGGTCATGGGGCGGCAAGATTATCATTGGAAGCATGAGCCGTGCCTGTACGGCTGGAAAGAAGGGGCTGGGCATCTGTGGGCGACCGATAGAAAGCAAACGACTATTCTAGAGTTTGACAAGCCTTCGCGTAATGGCGAGCATCCGACTATGAAGCCTGTGGCGTTGTTTGAGTACCAAATGCTAAACAATACAAAGGGCAGCGATATTGTTTTGGACTCCTTTGGGGGTAGCGGGACAACTATGCTTGCCGCAGAAAAAAATGGGCGCAAAGCATACTTAATGGAACTAGACCCAAAATACTGTGACGTTATAGTAAAGCGGTGGGAAGATTTCACCGGCAAGCAAGCTGAATTATTAACCATTTAGTAATATTTCCCCTTTATAAAACAAAATGGTAGAACACCAACCAACTGATGAGAACAAAAGGCTAGTGGAAAGCAGTAGCGGACTAGGCTTGCCTCACGAAATGATTGCTGCGCTGATTGGCATAGATGACAAGACGCTGCGCAAGTGGTATCGATCTGAGCTTGATATGGGCAGGGCTAAAGCTGGCGGTCAGATTGCTAAGACGCTGTATAACAAAGCCATTAGCGGCGATACAACTGCTTTGATCTGGTGGACTAAATCACAGTTGCGTTGGTCTGAGACAGTTAAGCAGGAACTTACAGGCCAAGACGGTGCGCCATTACTTACGGGCATAGAAGTTAAATTTGTAAAGCCCAATGAGTGACATTGTTGCCCAGGCTATAGGCAAAGCAGAATTTCCAGAAAAGTTGGCTTGCTTATTTCAGAAGTCAAGATACAAAGTTTTGTACGGCGGTCGAGGCGGAGCTAAGTCTTGGGGTGTTGCCAGAGCTTTATTAATCCTTGCCGCTAAAGACCCATTACGCATATTGTGTTCGCGTGAATTTCAAACTTCCCTTAAAGATTCAGTCCACAAGTTACTTTGCGATCAAATCACAGCACTTGGCCTTGATTTGTTTTATGAAGTAACTGACAAAACTATTCGCGGTAAAAACGGTTCAGAGTTTAACTTTGTCGGCTTAAAGAACAACGTTGCCAACGTCAAATCTTACGAAGGCGTAGATATATGCTGGGTCGAGGAAGCGCAAACTGTTAGCCAATCAAGCTGGAAAACCTTGACTCCTACCATTCGTAAGCAGAACAGCGAGATATGGATAACTTTTAACCCTGAATTAGAAACTGACGAGACTTATCAGCGATGGGTAGTCCATGCTCCTGATAACGCTATAGTTAGAAAGATTAACTGGTCTGACAATCCGTGGTTCCCCGATACTTTACGCGAGGAAAAAGATCAGACCAAGCTTAGAAGCATTCAGGAATATAACAACGTCTGGGAAGGCTTATGCAGGGTTACTGTTGACGGTGCTATCTTTGCCGAACAGATGCAACAGGCTGAGTTTGACGGCAGGATTACTAAGGTTCCTTACGATGCGTCCAAGCCAGTTCATGCGGTCTTTGACTTAGGTTGGTCAGATCACACAGCCTGTTGGCTAGTGCAATTTATTGGAATGGAAACACGACTCATACGATATTTTGAAGATAACCAAAAGACAATGACACATTACCTAGCCAAGTTGCAGACGTTTGGCTATGTGTACGATACGATCTGGCTACCGCATGACGCTAAAAGTTCAACACTTGCAGCGGCTGGCATGACAATTGAGGATATTGTAAGGAACGCAGGGTTTAAAACTAGGGTTTTGGATAGAGTTCCAACTGTTGACAGTATTAATGCTGCGCGTACAATCTTCCCAAAATGTTATTTTGATAGAGAAAACTGCGCTGACGGCTTACAATGTTTGCGGCATTATCGGTACGAAGTTGACCCTGATACCAAACAATTCAGCAAAGTTCCGCTTCACGATCATTATTCTAATGGCGCTGATGCCTTTCGTTATATAGGTTTAATGATTCAAGAACCGCGTAAACAAAGGCCAAGGCCACAGTCTGCGCAATACGGACAACATAATTCTTGGATGGGATGATGGCAAACAATCAACAAGGCGACTACGATCCAATTATCGAAGAAGCCAAGCAATTCCTAAAGTTTTGCAATGACGCTGACACTATGAATCGTCAAGAGGCTCTTGAGGACTTGAAGTTCGTCAACGGCGATCAATGGCCTGTTGAACTACAAAACAGTCGAAACCTTGAATCGCGTCCATGTCTGACAATTAATAAGTTAGACACTTACTGTCGGCAGGTTACAAACCAGCAGCGGCAGCAACGTCCAAGAATCAAAGTTCACGCGATGAACACCAACCAGCAAGCAGCAGAAGCTGAAGTTATACAAGGCATCATTCGGCATATTGAAGTTAATTCAAACGCTGATTATGCTTATGACAACGCTTTTGATTATGCGGTGCGTATGGGTTGGGGTTATATCCGAATCAACACGAATTATGTAAGCGAAGATTCGTTTGACCAAGAAATTTACATTGATCCAGTTGACAACCCTTTTACAGTCTATTTAGACCCGAATTCAATATTGCCTGACGGTTCAGACGCTGAAAAAGCGATGATAACAACCGTTATGAGCAAAACCAAGTTTCAGGAAATGTACCCTGACGCAGACGAAACCAATTGGTCTATGCGCGGTACAGGCGACAGCCAGAACGAATGGATAATGAAGGAAGATATTCGGTTAGCTGAATACTTTTATACAGTCCGCAAGAAAGCCAAGCTTTGCCTATTGTCTGACGGCTCTCACGTTTACGAAGATGAGCTAGATCAGCAGGAAATGGATATTGCTGGAATTACATTAGTATCCAAGCGCGACAGCTTCAAGAAGGTTATCAAGTGGAAGAAGCTAACCGGCGTTCAGGTTCTTGAGGAACGTGACTTGCCTGGGAAGTTTATTCCGTTGGTTCCGGTCTATGGTCGGCATATGATTATTGGCGACAAGCGCAAGAAATTTGGCATGGTTCGTTTTGGCAAAGACCCGCAGCGTATGTACAACTTCTGGCAAACAAGCTTTACTGAGAGCGTTGCGCTGGCTCCTAAAGCCAAATGGATTATGGCTGAAGGCCAAGATGAAGGTCACGAATCGGATTGGGCAGCGGCTAACATAAAATCTAATTCTTACCTGCGTTATAAGCAGACTGACATTGAAGGACGTCCAGCACCAACACCAACACGCTTGCAACCTGAACCCCCGCCAACAGGCGTAATGGCAGCAGCACAGTCAATTAATGGCGATATGCAAGCAATTATGGGCATATTTGATCCTGGTCAAATGCCTAGTGGGAATATTAGCGGCAAAGCTTTAAATGGTCAGCAGCAACAAATTGACCTAACCAACTTTGATTATTACGACAACCTGACGCGCAGCCTGTGTCACGTTGGCAAGATTATTCTTGATTTAATTCCTAAGATTTACGATACAGAGCGCGTAATGCGCATTATTGGTGACGATGGCAAGCCAGACTTGTTGACGGTTAATCAGCAAGATGCGGTCGGCAACATAATGAACGATGTAACTGTCGGCAGATACGACGTTGTTATGGAAACAGGGCCAGGCTACAACAGCAAGCGCCAAGAAGCTGTTGACTCTATGGCTCCAATTCTTTCGGCTGCGCCTGGTCTATTAGATAAGATTGGCGACTTGTGGTTCCGCAATATGGATTTCCCAGGGGCTGACATTATCGCTGACCGTTTGGCTACGCTTAACCCGCTGGCTCAGATTGACGAGCGTTCTAAGATACCGCCGCAGGTTCAAATGCAGCTTAAACAGGCTGAAGCACAGACCCAGCAAATGCAGCAGCAAATGCAAGCTATGCAAATGGCTATGCAGCAGCGTCAAGATATTGAACAAGTTAAGCAGGAAAACGAGAATAAACGTGAATTGATGCGCCAAACAGCTAAAGCGCACAACACAGAAACAATGGCTGAAGTTAAGGTCAATGACCAAAATACTAGGGCTATTACTAGCCAAAACAAAGTTGAAATTGAAGCAATTGTTGATTTGTTATTGCATAACATGGACACAAATCGTTTGAACTTGGAGATTGACCGTAGAAATGCAGAGCAAGCTAGGTCGATGGGTCAAGCTGTTGCAGATATTGAATCTGGACAAAACCCATTAATTATGCAGCAACAACTTGCGCAATAGATTAAGCAGGATTATTATTAGCAAAACCTTACCAGTTAGGATAACTGGGTAAATTCTTAGGGAAACCTATGTCAGAAGTAAAAGAAGCAGGAAGTGTATTAACAAGTGAAAATTCAGCTGAGTTTTATGCACAAAAGTTAGGTTTAGCTGACGAAGCCCCGACTGAGGCCGCTGAAGAAGCGGAGCCTGTCCAAGCGGCAGAACAGAGTGAACCAACAGCAGAAACGGAAGCGGAAGCAACAGAAACACCGAAGAAGCAAAACCCAAAGCTGGAAAAGCGGTTTTCTGAGTTAAGCAAAGCGCGTGACGCTGCAAGGCAAGAAGCAGCAAATGAACGTCAGCAACGCGAAGCTTTAGAAACACGCATTAAGGCATTGGAGCAGCAGCCACAGCAAGCGCAGGTTCAGACTGACGAACCACAGCCTAGTGATTACAACGATGCTTTTGACTATGCTAGAGACTTAGCTAAGTTTGAAGCTAGGAAGATGATCCAGGCTGAAAAGCAAGCTGAAGCAAATGTTAAGGCTCAAGAAGCGCAACAGAAAGTCTTATCGACTTGGACTGAGCGCATAAACGAGGCGAAACAAGAGTTAGCAGACTATGACGAGATGATCGCTTCGTCTGACGTTGTAATTCACGACGTTATACGAGACGCAATTTTGGAAAGCGACGTTGGGCCAAGAATCTTGTATCACTTGGCTGAAAACGAAGATTTCGCTAAAAAGTTTGCTGGAATGCCGCTGCCCCAAGCTTTGAAAGAGTTGGGCAAGTTGGAGTTTAAATATACTCCGTCTGAGGAAAAGACTGTTGCGGTAAGGAAAAGTAAAGCACCGCCACCGATTAACCCGATTCGAGGAACTTCTGGTGCAATGGATACGCCGATTAATGATAAAGGCGAGTTCACCGGCACAGTCCAGCAATGGAAAGAGTTACGAAAAGCGGGAAAAATTAGGTAGCTAATTAATTTATTTATTTAGGAGCTAAAAATGGCAAATAACTTGCTAACCATTAGCAAGATCACTAACGAAGCGTTAATGGTCTTGGAGAATGAACTGACTTTCACTTCGGAAGTCGACCGTAACTATGATGACCAATTCGCTGTCATCGGTGCAAAGATTGGTAATACAGTTAACGTTCGTCGCCCAGGCCGTTTCATCGGTACTACTGGCCCTGCGCTAAATGTTGAAGATTTTAATGAGACTTCGGTTCCTGTTACTTTGGGCACGCAGTTCCATGTGGATACCCAATTTACAACGGCCGATTTGGCTTTGTCGCTGGATATGTTTAGTGACCGAGTTCTGAAACCTGCTGTTGCAGCTATTGCTAACAAGATTGACCGCGATGGTTTGGTTATGGCTACAGCGCAGACAGCTAACATTGTTGGTACTGCTGGCACACCGCCAACCGGTCTGATTACATATCTGACAGGTCAAGCTTATCTTGATTCTGAAGGCGCACCGCGTGATGGTCGTCGTTCATGTATCGTTGAGCCGTTCACTTCAGCAACTATTGTGGACAGCTTGAAGGGTCTGTTTGTGCCACAAGAAGCGATTTCTTCACAGTACCGCAAGGGCTTGATGGGTCGTGATTCCGGCGGTATGAACTGGAAACTGGATCAGAACGTTGTGTCACAACAATTTGGTTCTAACAGCACAACTACTGTCACAGGTTCGGTTGCTACAACTACTGCAACTGGCTTCTTGACTACTGGCTGGGCTTCTTCGTCAACCATTACAGTTACAGCCGCCAATACTGGTACGCTGAATCTAAATGCTGGCGATACATTTACCATTGCTGGTGTGTATGCAGTCAACCCACAAAACCGTCAAGCTTACGGCTCGAACAAACTGCGTTCATTCGTAGTTAAATCGACCGCTGCTATTGCTTCTGGTTCGTCTGTTTCTGTAACTGTTTCCCCAGCGATCATCACTTCGGGTCAGTTCCAAAACGTGTCGATTCCAACAACTTCGGCAACTGCTGCAATTACTCAGTTCAACAGCACCGGTATCGTTTC